AAAATGGGGTCCACCGCCCCGAGGAGGAGGTAATACGCCATGCTAGTTAAGCGGGTTCCAATTAGCGCCGTGAATCCCGCTCCATACAATCCGCGCAAAGACCTGAAACCTGGCGACGCGGAGTACGGGAAACTCAAGCGCAGCATCGATCGTTGGGATCTGGTGGAGCCGCTGGTGTGGAACGAGCGGACGGGGAACCTGGTCGGCGGTCATCAGCGGCTCAAGATTCTGAAGGCACGTGGTGACACGGAAGTTGACGTATCCGTGGTTAACCTCGGTGAGACCGACGAGAAGGCACTCAATATTGCCCTCAACAAGATTCAGGGCGATTGGGACTTCACGCCGCTGGCCGATCTCCTGACGGAACTTGACACGGGCGCGTTTGATCTGACACTGACGGGCTTTGATACTGATGAGCTGGAGCGGATGATGAACTATACTCCTGTCGGCGAAGTGCAGGAGGACGAAGCCCCCGAACCGCCTGCAGAGGCCGTGACGAAGCCGGGCGATATATGGCAGCTCGGCAAGCATCGGGTGATGTGTGGGGATTCGACCAAGGCCGAGGATGTGGAGCGGTTGATGGCGGGAGTATGCGCCTCGGCGGTTGTGACAGACCCGCCGTACGGGACGAACCAAGAAGGCGTCACTGGGGATGCCCCCGACAACCTAGCTCATATTGTCAAAGCGGCGAGTATTCTGCCCGTGAAAGATGCGGCAGTTGTAGCCTTTCAATCACCGAGAACCTTCGTTGTTTGGCTTCAGGAATGCCTACGAGCAGGGCACAAGTTGGAACGTATGTTGTGGCTATATAAACAAGCGCAGAACTCCTACCCGTGGCGAGGATGGCTTCTGACTTCGGAAGCCATCCTCGCCACTTCGGTAGGCTCGCCGCATTGGAACGATGCCCACCCGTATTCCCATGACTGCTATTTGCTTCACGAAGTAAACGATAAACTGCCGGAAGGGATAGGCTGGCATGGTTCGGTGAAACCGTTAAGCGTTGTTCTTGATATTGTAACAAGGGTTTCTTTCTCGGGTGGCGTTGTTTACGACCCCTTCCTCGGTTCCGGCACTACGTTGATTGCCGCCAAACAACTAGGGCGTACGTGCTACGGCATGGAGATTGACCCGCGCTACTGTGATATGACCGTCAAGCGCTGGGAGCAGCTAACCGGCAAGAAGGCTGAACTGGTGAGGTGACACGCATGGCAGCCGGTAGGCCGGGCAAACTGACGGACAAAGCAAAGATGCGAATAGCAGGATTCAGACGAGTTGGCAGTGCGGTAGAGCTCGCCATGCTGGGAATAATCCTGCGGGCTGCCGCCAACGGCGACAATGAAGCGGCTGCATGGCTAAATGGCGAGGGTTCAATAGTTGTTACGGAATCCGGCAGTAGTTTTCGCCCGTGGGATGAACGCGATGGTCGTGGGAGCCCAAAAGCGGTCGAATGGAGAAACGCTGTCTTCAGTCGCGACGGGTATCGATGCACAAGATGCGGCAAGCGCGGGGCCTTGCAGGCGCATCACGTCGAGCCGTGGGCGAGCAACGTGCCGGCCCGGTTCGATGTGGGTAACGGTGTTACGCTATGCCCGGAGTGTCACGCTGGGGAACACCCCGGTCGAGAGAACCTGATCCGTCACGCCAGGTATACAGGGGTGAAGACATATGGGTAGACCCAGCAAACTCACAAAGCCTGTGCAAGATCGGCTTGTGCAGGCGATTGAAGCCGGCAACTACTATGAGGCCGCCTGCGGCTATGCTGGCATCACCTATGCTACGTTTCGGAATTGGATGCTGAGGGGCGAGAAGGCGAAAACCGGTAAGTTCTTTGATTTCTTTGAGGCCATCACGCGAGCGGAGTCCAACGCTGAGGTGCGCATGGTGGCGCAATGGCAGAAACACATGCCGGAAGACTACCGAGCTATTAGGGACTTCCTGGAACGGAGGTTCCCCGACCGATGGGGCCGTAAGGACAAGGTCCAGCAGGAGATCTCCGGCCCGGGCGGCGGGCCGATTACGTGGGTTGACCTTGTGAGGTTGGCGAAGTCTGATGAGCCTGACGATTGAGGAGGCTAGGCAGCGGTTGGCATGGGCTCAGGGAGATCCGGCGTGGTGGTGCGAGAACGTTCTGCGTGTCAAACCCTGGAGTAAGCAGGTTGAGATTATGCAATCAGTGCGCGACAATCCGCGCACAGCTGTGCGCTCCTGCCACGGTATTGGCAAGAGCTTCACAGCGGGGCAAATCATACTCTGGTTTCTCAACGCATTCGCCCCGTCCATCGTACTCTCTACGGCTCCCACATGGCGGCAGGTTGAGAAGCTGGTCTGGAAAGAGGTGCGGGCTAGCTATGCGAGAGCGACAGCTATCGATGGCGGATTGGGCGGTGCCCTGCTGCCGGCAAGCCCAGAGCTGCACATAGTCCGCGACCAGTGGTATGCCGCAGGGCTTTCGACCAACGACCCGAACAAATTTCAGGGCTACCACGAGGAACACATCCTGGTCATCGTCGATGAGGCCGCCGGCGTGCCGGAGGACATATTCGAGGCCATTGAGGGAGTGCTCACATCTGAGCATTCCCGTCTGCTTTTGTTGGGCAACCCGACGTCAGTGGGCGGCACCTTCCACAAGGCGTTCAGGTCGCCGGGTTACCACGCCATGCACATCAGCGCGTTCGACGCGCCTAACTTCACAGCGTTTGGTATCACCCAGCAGGACTTCGAAGAGGACACCTGGGAAGTAAGGATCACGGGGCCTCTACCCAACCCGAAGCTCATCACCCCAGCGTGGGCATATGACAAGTTCCTGAAGTGGGGGCCAGACTCGCCAGCCTACCAGGCGCGTGTGTTGGGCAACTTCCCGGAGGCCGGAGACGACACTCTGATCCCTCTTGCGTGGGTAGAAGCCGCTATGACGCGGTGGGAGGATGGCTAGACATGGCGATAGTAACTTGCGCCAACTGCGGAGCCGAGTTGCAGCGACACACCTCGGATATCCGAAGAAACAAGAGTGGACGGTTCTATTGCAGCCGAGAGTGCCGAAATGAGCATTGGGTTGGTTCCGAGAACCCCAACTATGGGCATTCGTGGAATGACGAGCAAAGGCGGGCAATGTCCACCAAGAAGGCTGGTACTCCTGCCTGGAATAAGGGCGTGACGGCTGCGGAATCCGAGTCTGTAAGGAAATACGCCCGAACACTCATAGGCAACAGGTACGGTGCGGCCAATGCGGGCAGGCCAAACGAGAGTCTCAGGTTGCGCAACCTGACGAACAATCCGATGAAGGACCCTCAAGCAAGGGTTCGAGCCAGTATCGCGATATCAAAGGCGATGGCGGGTTCACACAATCCGAATTGGCGTGGCGGGACGAGCTACATGCGTGGCCCCAAGTGGAGGGAGATTCGAGAACGGATCCTTGAACGTGATCACCATGCTTGTCGGCATTGCGGGATCACTCGAGAGGAAAGCCGGACGCTCTACAAGCGCGACTTGCACGTCCACCACATCAGGCCGTGGGGCGACGGCGAGCAGGACAACAGCGGTGGGAACTTGCTGACCCTATGCAACTCCTGCCACGGCAAGCTGCAGAGGAAGCGTGGCGCGGATGCCAGTTGAGTTTGGCTGTGATATCGCTAGGTTCGGTCAGGATTCCACCGTCATTGCAATCAGGTACGACCACCGAGTGCTGCCCCTGCACAGCATGAGTCAGCGAGACACGATGGAGGTAGCCGGGGTAATAGCCAGTTTGGCAAGAGAACACCAGCCCGTTGCAATAAAGGTTGACGTGATCGGTATAGGCGCAGGCGTCGTGGACCGGTTGCGGGAGTTGAAATTCCCCGCGGTGGCCATAAACGTAGCGGAAACTGCCAGGGAGCCGGAACGCTTCATGAACCTCCGTGCCGAGCTGTGGTGGAACCTGCGCGAGCGGCTGGATCCGAATCCGCGGGTGAATCCGAATCCGATTGCCTTGCCGCCTGACGATCAGCTACTTGCCGACCTGACCAACGTCAAGTACAAGATCGACAGTCGCGGGCGCATCCAGTTGGAATCCAAGGAAGAGATCAAGAAGCGCCTCGGCCGTTCGCCGGACCGGGGCGATGCTGTTGTACTGGCGTATGCGCCGTCAGTTACACACGATCCTGCGGCGCTGGAAGTGCTGCGCGGTCTCAGAGTCTATGGCAGGTGATGAGTAATGACACGCAAAGCTAGCTGGTGGGGCAGAATCGCCGGCGAGATATCCAAGCTGCGCACAGCAGTCACAGGCTGGTCGATCAGGACCGGTCGCCTCGGCGGGGGTTACAAGCTCGATTCGAGCCGCGTGGACTACGCCCTTGCACGCGAGCTCTATAGCAACACTGCCGACAATTACAAGCTCGGCGGGGCATTCGCGAAACCGGTGGTCAACACGACTGTGGCGTTCATGGGCGTGCCGCGGTTCCGGTCGGAAGACGAGGCGGCCCAGGAGGTCCTGGACGACTTCTTCGGCGACAACGTGAGCCGCATGCAGCAGGTGCACACCGGCGCGCTCCGTGAAGGCGATGCTTACGTCATGCTCACACGCGAGGAAGACGAGGATGCAGATCTGTACCCCGAGACCAACGGGGCGCGGTTGGTGTTCAACATCATCCCGCCTGAGCAGGTTGTGGCGGTCAATCGGGATCCGGTCACGGGATCGGCACGCGAGTATGTCCTGAGGTCGGAGCACACCTGGACGGACGAGTCCGACAACCGGCGCCGGTGCACAGTCACGCAGCGCATACGTCGCGACTCCCGCGTGATCACAGTCGATGGAGACATGCCGCCTGACGTACAGACCGGCGAGCAGCCCAACCCTTGGGGGTTCATCCCCATCGTGCACTTCCGTAACGAGGCGAGCGTGACGGCCGCGTTTGGCAAGTCGGACATCGAGCCGATTGAGCCGTTCATCAAGGCGTACCACGACGTCATGTTGCACGCCATCAACGGCAGCAAGATGCACAGCACGCCGCGGCTGAAGCTGAAGCTCAAGGACGTCAGCGGGTTCCTGCTGCACAACTTCGGGATCAGTGATGTGACCAAGTTTGCCTCGGAAGGAAAGACAATCAACCTCGATGGGCGCGAGCTTCTGATCTTGCAGGACGAGGAGGACGCGGAGTTCATCGAGGTTCGCTCAGCTATCGGCGACGCTGCCGCCCTGCTGAAGTTTCTGTTCTACTGCATTGTTGACGTGAGCGAGACGCCCGAGTTCGCCTTCGGCGTCCACACGCCTAGTTCGCTGAGCTCAGTCAAGGAGCAGATGCCGATCCTGATTCGCAGGGTGGCGCGCAAGCGCGAGCACTTCACTGAGCAGTGGCAGATGGTGGCCCGCATGGCCCTGGCCATGACGGCAGCCGGCGAGAACAAGGCATTTAGCACCTACACTACGACAGTGCTTTGGGATGAGATCGACCCGCGCGATGACGGCGAGGTAGCCGATGCGCTGTGGAAGACCTGCCAGGCGTTGAACACCGGGGTATTGGGCGGGTTCCTGTCTACAGAGGCGGCGGCCATGTTCCTGGCGCGACTTGTCGACACCATGGCCGAGTGGATCTCGGATAATCCAGAGCTCCCCGGAGAACGTGAGCGCATCATCAAGGACCGGATCCTCATGGCGAGGTTGGACGACGCGGCAGCGAACCAGGAGGAGCTGGCGGCCATAGACAGGGCCCTGCGGGAGGCCGACGGTGCGGCCAAGAACGCAGGTGACTGATCATGTCGACCTTCTCCAAGCAACTCTGGCGGAACATCATGAAGATCAAGACCGACAGCGACGAGGAGTTCGTGCGCTACGTCCTGGAAGCCAGGAGTGAGTACCTATCGCTGCGCCTCAAGCAAGAGCCGGCTATACGGCAGATCTACGTCGATGCCGCTGCCAATGTGTCTAGGGACCTCTCACGGCTTGCTCCGGGCGCCAGCGACCTGACGCGAAACCATCTTCGGGCGCTGGAGAAGAGCCTGACGCGCGAAGCCGAGAACATCCGGCGGGCCCTGGAAGGCCGGCTTAGGAGCGACCTGCAGCAGGCCACAGGGCTTGGGGGCAGGTCGCTGCAAGCGCATATGACGAGTTGCCTGCAGTCCGCAGGATTGCGGCTTGATATGGTTCGCGTCCAGAGGGGCTTCGGCGACGTTAACACGGCGGCCGTGGAAGCCATATGGGCCCGGACCAAGAACGGCATGAGACTTTCCGACCGGATTTGGCAGACCTCGGACAACGCGCGGGAGAGCATCCGAACCATCATCTTGGACGGCGTGGCCCGCGGGCGGGACTGTGTTGAAGTAGCGCGCGACCTTGAGCAGTATGTCAAACACGGCGCGGCAACCATGGCAGGCGACTACCCCGGCATGATGGCCCGTATGGGCAAGCGGGTGCCGAAAGACGTCTGCTATGAGGCGCTTCGGTTGGCGCGCTCCGAGATGTCCATGGCGTTCATGGAAGGGACGTATGCGGCTGGTCGAGTGAATCCGGCATACAAGGGCGTACGCTGGCTTCTGTCAAGTAGTCATCCGGTGCCCGATCAATGCGATGATCTGGCCAGTGCGGACCTTTACGGCCTGGGGCCGGGGGGATACCCGGCGGGCGATGAGCCGCCGTACCCGCACCCCAACTGCGTAATCGCCGGAACGGTCGTCGCCGGCCCGCGAGTCCTAGCGTCTACGACGAGATGGTACCAAGGCGATGTCATCGAGATCAAGACCGCTAGTGGGAACAGGCTGACCGTCACCCCAAATCACCCGATACTGACTCCGGATGGTTGGGTCGCTGCTGGACTCCTGAAAGAAGGCGGCTATGTAGTCAGCGGCGACGGCCGAGATGGGAATAGCCTCGTCGCGGCGCTTTCGGTTGTTTGTCCAGACGATCACCAGGTTCCAGCCCTGATCGAGGATGTAGCGGGTGCGGTCGGCGAATCTAGTGGCGTGACGCCCATAAGCGTGCCAGTTGCCGCCGAAGACTTCCACGGCGACGGGGAAGGCTCCCAGATCTGCGTTATACGGGCCAATGGCTTTCTGGCTAATCATGCGGACACCTTGTGCCGCCAAAAGGGCCTGAAGTCGCAATTCCTGCGGCGACGCATGGAGTTGCTTTCTCTCTCGGGTGCAAGCTCTCATGCAGAGTTCTTCGAAAGACCTAGTGCTGCCTCGTACAGCGGCATGGGCGGCCTGAACGTATCGGCGATACTGTTCGGGGGTTCGCTTGGCGTGTACCAGCTGCTCGGCCTCCCAGAGCGTCCGGCGGCTGACACCGGCTGCGCGCAGGCGGGCAGCGATAACGTTTCGAGACACTCCGTACCTATCAGCAAGCGCCTTCTCGGAGACTCCCGAGAGGTAACTGGCTGCGATTTCATCGATGGGCAGGGGGAGTCTGGCCAGGAGAGCAGCAGACAGCTTGACGGTTCTCAATGCCTCGCTTTCAGCTTTGGTACGCAGGAGCCCGCGATCAACGATGATGTCCTTCAGGCGCTGATACCCGATGCGATATGCGCGCGCGACTGTGTCCAGGCCTTCGCCGGCGCAATACGCCTGGATCGCATTATCGATATCAGCAGGACTAGCGGTTTTCGGGGCCATGTGTATAACCTCCAGACCGCATTGGGCTGGTATGTTGCTAACAACATCGTAACACACAACTGTCTATGCACCGTAGCCCCCCTGGCAGAGGACACGAAGGAGTTTGTGGAGCGGCTGAAGAAATGGCGCGATGACCCGGCAAGCCAACCAGAACTTGAGAAGTGGTATAATGAAGTATACCTGGGACCGAGCGCCCAACAACCACCGCCGCCTCAGGCGGGAGCAGCGGCGCCTGTGCCGACCCAGCCGGCTCAACCGAAGGCTCAGGCCCGGGTGGCCATGACCAAGGCCGAATGGGATCGGAGCCTGGGCAAACTCGCAGGGAAGAAAGACGCAGAGCTGGACGCGGCGGTGGATGAGCTGAAGCAACGCTTCAGATCGGCGTTCGATGCCGATCTGGAGTTCAACAGTGGGTTCCTCAAGGACATGTCCAGGCGAGTTGAGGGCAGCAAGACACGAAGAGCGGTCGCAGAACTGGGCGTAGCCCTAAACCGTATGCCCATCGAGGCAACGCGAGACAATCCATCATTCAGAGCACTCAGGCTCGGCGATAATCTTGGGCGCTCGCATGGCGACTTCAGCCCTTCGCTCGGAGCTGTTCGCATAGCGGCTTCGACGTTTGCATCGACGCCGAAATGGGCCCCCGACAGGCTTAGCCACGGTTATGAAACGCTGCTTCACGAGGTGGGCCATGCAGTACACCATGCGCATGATGTGCAGTTCGCCCCCTGGGTGGATGAGATGTGGGATCTTGCTCCTTCGCGCCAAGGGCTGGGCCTATGGGATCTGAAGCAGCACACGCGCGCGACGGGCACAGTCAAGGATCCGCTCGGCATTACGAACTACGGAAGGACCGATCCGCTGGAGGATTTCGCCGATACGTGGAGGCTGCTCTACGTGGAACGGAAGGCGCCGACACGGCAAACCCATGCGGCGGGGTATGAGAACGGCCGGATGGTGTTCGGCGCGCCGCATCGCAGATTCGCCTTTCTGCGAGACCTCATAAAGCAGTTGGACTGGAAGGTGCCAGGTTTATGAGAATACGGTACCAATACAGACGTGATGGACAGGCGCTGAACGCCCTAGTGGAATTCGATCACTCGGGCGTTGGGCGCATCGTGTACGCTGATGACGCGTACATCAAAGACGCCATCGAAACCGCACTCAATTCCGTGCTCACGTACGAGACAGGAGAGTTGCGCGACGGGGCACTGGCTACGGTTCCTGTGCGGGCGGAACCCGGCACTCCAGAACACGCTGATGGCATGGTGAACCCGCGCATCCTCATGGAGAAGGGCATCGGCGTCGTGCAGATTGAGGACTGATACCGAGCCGTGAACAGCGTGCACTATCTCAAGTACGACATGTGGGTCCGGGCCACGTACTGCCTGATGGACTGGGTGGTCGAGTGCGCGGCGGTGTGGGACGAGATGCCCGACTACCGACGAGAGGGCAAGCTCGTCTACTTCGCGCAGCTGGGCTCGAATCTATCCATGCTCCGTGCGGCGGAGAGCCTGGGCACGCTGAGTCCTAAGCAAATCCGAGAGCTGAGGAACCTGGAGCGCCTGGCCGTGAACGCGGAAGGCACCATCAAGGTTCTGAGAGAGCGGCATGACGCAGCGAAGGCGAGGGAACGTCAGGATGGAAGCT